AGCATTCTCCGAAGCCTCAGTAAATGTAGTCTGGATTGATGGAGCTGGTACTGGCCTTCTACATCGAGGTACTATCAACGATCCCCTTGCTTCAACTGTATTTGGTCTATCCGATGTAGTAGACTTCCCATTTAAATCTTTTGGCTTCGGTAATGCTAATGATGAGAATTGTTGCCTAATTCAAACTAAAGGTGGCCGTCTAGAAGGTCTAACTCGTCGTCAAGGTGTAGAAACTCGTATAATCCTAGATGATAAATTTGATAAATACATTGCAGCATCATCTAATGGTGTTGGTGAACGTGTCTGGATGGTACAGTGGACTTCACACGTAGCAATATTCCTTTGTAGTCCTACCTATCAATCTGAAACTCCAGACCTCTTAGGCTCAATAAGTATAACTCTAGACGCACCTAATGAAGATCCAGCAGTTCCTATTTGGCCCTTAGAAATTCAAGCTAACAACTACTTAGGCTCCCAAGCTAGTGCAGTAATGTCCTGGATTGAATATCAATCCGCTCATAACGACACCATAACCGATCAAGTAGATGATTTCACTCACTTCAACGGTCGAACTACTGATGTAATTATGCAAGCTGCTTTACCTGGACTTATATACCGAGGATTCTCTGTGGCTGAATCAGCATCTACTCCCGCTGTAGCATCTTTTACTATCCGTCATGGAGCGGATACAAATGAGAGAATTATAGAAGAAATCAATCTAGTAGCTAATGAATCTGGAGGACTTATCCGTAACGTAGCCTGTCCAATGGGTATATTCTTAGAAGCAGTATCTGGACAAATAGATATCACAGTCTTCTGGGCAAAGCAGGCATTATGACAATGGTAGGGAGTCTGGGAGTTGGAGTCGCCCTTGCACCTGCTATAGGTTGTCGAATAACTGATAGTGGTAATACTTCAATAACTAATAATTCAGCAACTATATTTGCTTTTGATACTGAACGTTTTGACACTGATACAATGCATGACCCATGTGATAATACTAAGATAACCGTACCCTCTGATGGAATCTATGCTGTATACGCATGTATCTTCTGGGCTTTTAACAACAGCGGCTATCGACGTATGGGAATACGTGTAAATGGTACTACTTTCATATCCTCCCGAGCAGTAGCTCAAACACTCCTAGGTAGTACAGGTAATCGTCTTTGTATGACTTCAATCTGGCTTGCTGATGCTTGTGATTATTTTGAACTTGAAGTATTTCAAAACTCCGGAGTAAGTCTTAATGTACTTAAATCAGCCGACTTCTCACCTGAATTTTCAGTAATAAAGGTCAACTAATGCCACTATCACCAAGTTTTGGTGGATCAAATGCTGCATCAATAGCAGATTCAAACATAGGTTGCCGTGTAAGACATACATCAAATCAAGATATAACAGCCGACACTGACACAGTAATGGAATTTGATGCAGAAACCTTCGATAACGATTCCATGCATGACCCATGTGGACTAGATCAAAGAATAACCATTAATACTCCAGGTAAATATTTATTTTTCATAACTATCCTCTGGCAACAAGAAACTTCTGGGAGTCGAGAAGTACAATTCCGTCTAAATGGAGCCTGTGGAGATATAGTTGCAGCATCTAAAGAACAGTTTATAACTTCAGTTGGAAACAGACAGAATCTCTCAGTAGTCTGGGACTGCATATCGGGTGACTATATGGAAGTAATAGTTTATCAAGATTCAGCATGTTGTATTGATTTATTCGTTTCCCAGCAATCTGAATGGGCATCTAGATTTGCAGCAGCTTTAATAAGCCTATGATATCTAGAAGTTTTGGTTCAACCGGCCTTCGTGAAACTATTGGTTGTCATTTAACTGACGGTGGTTGTGGTCAAACAATTACAACTAGTACTGCAACTACTGTAACCTTTGATACTGAGCGATACGATACTGACTCAATGCATGATCCATGCTGTAATCCTGACCGCATTACAATAAACACAGCAGGTAAATACATCTTCCATGTTAATATCTCATGGGGAAGTAATTCATCTCGGGAAAGATATGTAAGCATTAGACTTAATGGTGGAGTTTTTATAGTTTCAGAACTTGCTGAAGCTCCAGCCGGTGCAATTACTCCAAACTCAAATCAAAACATCTATACAGTCTGGGATTGCGCCGCTGATGATTATTTTGAGGTTCGTGTCTTCCAAACATCTGGTGGAAACTTGGACATCCTTAATGTAGATAAATACTCCCCTGAATTCTCAGCTATACTAATAGGAACTTAGGAGTAACTATGGGTACTGATAATCTTGTAACCATCCGAACAGCTGTTCGTGCAGAACTCGCAGACGTATCCATTACAGGCACTCATGATGGCTGTGCTAGTGATGCTATCCTCACAGATTCAGCGGGTAACTTCATAGAACGTGGTGTACAAATTGGTGATACCATAATCAACGACACTGATGGTTCTGTATCAACTATCGTGTCCTTCACTGCTACTACAATCACAGCTCCATTAGCTGGTGGAACTGAAGATGACTGGGATGTGGGGGATGTATATGTGATTCAGAAATTCACCACTGATATCATCGACCAGGCAGTATCAGAAGTAGTCTCAGATATTTCTCGCCTTGCACCTAGAGAATTATTACATATTGAAGTTTTACATACTCGAACTGTAACTGCTGAAGTTGTAATAGCTAATTCTGATATCTGGGTAAATCTTGCAAATAAACCTATTGAAACTCAAAGCACAGTCATAATTACTGACTCAGGTGCAACTGTTACCTATGTTGAATACACCGACTATATAATAGACTATACTCAAGGTCGAATCCAAGTCCTCTCAACAGGCTCTATATGTGACTGTGATAGTCTACGCGCAACTTATGAAAAATCCCTCAAAGGAATCGATATATCCTCAATCACTGATCTAATCAGTATAGAGCGTGTAGAGTATTATCCAACTGGTGGTACTATGGTTCAAAACTTTGAATCGTGGTCCAGATGGGGGGATATACTTTGGTTAAATTCTAAGCAAGGTAATACTCAAACTAATCTTGCTGAAAACGATTACATATACATCTGGTATAAAGCCGAGCATACTAAACCAAGTGCCTCCACTGCAGGTTCCCATCCAGCTTTTCTTGATGATGTAGTAGTAAAAGGAGCAGTTGCATACTCCCTATTCTCCAAACACCGAGAGCGTAACCTACAAGCACTCACCTATCACGCCTTATCAAGAAATGCTCTAGCTCAAGCTGATGCCGATCAAACTGATATTGATACATCTATAACTGCTGTTAATACTGCTTTAGATGCAATGAATACAGCATTAGATTTAGTTAACACTCTAGCATCCACTCCCCTGGCTGATGCAGAACTTGCTCTTGACAGTAGTAAGGCTATAAATCTTCTACTAAACTCCCTTGCTAACAGCCCTTATGCCGAAGCTGCATTAGCTCTTGATGTAATGAAGGTAACTCTAGATAAGGTTAATGATGTAAGTAAAGTTCCATTACTTGATGCTACAACTGCCGCTGCTGCGGCTAATACTGTATTGGATTTAATTGATCAACTAACAGTTGATGGTCCATTTTTTGACGCTGATACCGCCCTTGATTCAGCTAAAGTAGCTCTTGCATTAACTGACGCTGCTGCTGATCCTTTATCTATTAGTATAACTGCATCAATCGATAACATGGAAACTATTCTTGCTCAGCTTGATATATTTGCTACTTGTCCACCTAATGTACTTGTAGATAATATTGAAACTACCCTTGATGCTGCTGCTGCTGAAACAGCAAAAGCATTTGCTATTCTGTCTAATGCAAATGTAACTGATATTGATGAACTAGTAAAAACAGCCATTAACCTAGCTAATAATATACTAAAAGCTTCTGGAGGAGTAGATCTTGCACTAGATAAAATTGAAGATCACCTAGAAACTGATACAATTGGAGTTGATGGTCAAGATTCAGCAGAAAATCAACTAGCCGCTGGTGACTCACTCATTAACGCTGTAAACACAGGTGCGGGAGTAGCTGAACTTTATGCTAAGTATGGAGAAGTACAAACTATAATTGCATCAGGGTTTAATACAGAAGCTAGACAGCGTATTGATCAAAGCTTAGCTCTTCTTCAAGAAGCTAGTACAAGAATTGCTCAAAAACAAGTTAGCCTTTCAGAAGCTCAGGGTAATGTAAACACTGCTAACTCATATAATAATGAGGCTGGACTTAGAATCCAATTCGTAGAAGCTCTTAGATCAGTAGGTGAAGCATATGGTCAAGCTGCTACTGAACGTAGAAATCAACTTCTCTCAATCCAATCAGCCGCAGCAGGATTTACTCAAGAAGCCGGTGGTAGGATTGCAATTGCTAGTAATATAACTAACGTAGCATTAGGATTTATCCAAGAATCCTCAGCTCGAATAGCTATTGCAGCTCAGCTCACACAAACTGCATCTGGATATGCTCAAGAATCCTCTAGCCATGTAGATATCGCTAATAGTATAATTCAGGTATCTAATGGATTTATCCAAGAATCAACTCAAAGAATCGCAATAGCCTCTCATATAGTCCAGGTAGGTATCGCCTACGGTCAAGAAGCAATTGCTCGGACACAACTTATAGATCGTCAATTATCCCTAGGTAACTTATATATAAACCAATCTCGTGGATATTTAGAAACTGCTGATCGAGAAAATCAAAATGCTGACCGCTTCCTAACCGATGCAAGAGAACGTCACCGTGATTACTGGGATCATCTAACCAACCGAACTGAAATGGCAGCTAATCCCAGGGTGCAAACATCAAGTCGTCAGGCTACTCCACTCCAGAATCCTTAATCACAAAACATTAAATTTAGAATTATTAAACCACATATAATACCTATAAAAGCTCCAATCATATCTAATTTATTCATTAGACTCCATAATCTTATAAACATACTTGGGCTGCTCTCTCTTCTGGGCAGCCTTTTTTCTTCTAGCTCGTGCAAGCTTAGAGTTATTACTTCGAGTGTGTAATTTATGCAAATCTTTCCAGTGCATTTTCTTATGTTTATCGGAGCAAAATTTTTGCCAAAATCTATTAGGGATAAACCTAGCCCTACAGTGAAAATATAGTCAAGGTCGAGACTTCAATTCCTTATTAACTACACTTGGTCTACCTGGACCATCTCGGACTCTCACTTCTCCATCAAATACAAACGTGTACCACTTCTTTCCTACCTTATATTCAATTACTTTATTCATAACACTCTACATCTAGGGTATCTATACCTATACAATGTAATTTTTTTACCAATAATTGTTTACAAATTAATTTTTTAATTGATGCTAATATTTGATTTTTTTCATCATTAGTTATTCCTAATAAATTAACTGGAGATTTAGCATATTCTAGTACTGGAAATCTTAAGGGTTTTCTCCGGTAATATATATTACCATTTTTAATAATCTCACCATATAATCTAACTTGACATTTAAATATATATTTATTAATCTTTGGAGGTTCTGAAGTATAAAATTGATATGATCTACTATAGGAATAAATATATCCAGGTCTACTGTAATGATATACTGGAACATCTAAAATTACTCTACCTTGACGTTTTATTACCATCTTTTCCTTTATAATCCTATACTTACTAACATATTAATAATATCATCAGCAGTAAGATTTTTCGTATTTAAACTATTACTGATAATTAGGTAGTGTGTTACTCATACTTACATCGCTCACAGTAAGTAATACTTATTATAACCTCTGTTTCATTTTTAATTAATAAAACTCTTTCATGTAGTTGCAGTGGTTGATCTAACGCAAGACTATTCTCAATCCTATGATAACCCATAACACGATTAATATAATTCAACTTATGCCCTAGGAGCCAACACCTTATCCCCATCTACTTACCCTCAATAATTTTATACCAATAATCTAATCTCATATTTAATAGCTCAGTTGATACTTGTGATACTTCTATACTAAGACTACTGATAATATCAGAAAGAGCTGTATGAGCTAATTGTTTTCTATCCTTTATATGTGCTTGTTTTAGTAAGTAAATTTTTTTATTCAAAGAAGATTTAAATTCTATCTCTTGTTGGTATAATATTTTACCTTGATTCTCCATAAATATATCAATTTTATTGTAGTTATATAATTTACCTGTCTTATAGCCTTTCCTATACCCTTTATCATATGCTTGAACTCTAGATAGACCTTTTATTAAATCTTTTTTAGTGACTATCCCCATCTCTTCACCTTCGATATCTATTATATTCACTTATTCTATGACATGCTCGACAATGTCGATGATTTCTAAGGTCAATATATGTATTTTCAACGTTATATTCATGTCCATGTGGGCAGTGAGTCTTAGATCGATGAAAAGCATTAATCTTTGTTGCGGCATTACCTCTAATAACATTTTCTCGGTTAGTAACTAATTCCATATGATTAGTGTTATAACAAGCACGAGTTCTGCATAGATGATCTACTTGTAAATCTACAGGAATTTCTCCATACATATATTCATAAGCAACTCTATGAGTACTTCTTGCTTTACCCATAGCCCAGACTCTACCATATCCATTTGGAGCAATATGAAAAGGCCAAATTAAACAATTATTATCTAATTTTTCTAATTGTAAAATTAAGAAATTAAGTTGTGTTTGCTTTATCCCCATCTCGTTACCTTCTTAACTTCAAGAGGCGCATAATATCCACTAAGCCAAGCCAATCTTCCAGTCACATCCCAAATATTATGTCCTTCCTTCTCACTCTTCTCCTTATTCCACTCCATACCCTCAACCTCAACATCACCATCCAGTATCAACTCATCATGGATCTGCAGACGAGTAATATCAAGATACTTAAGCACTTCTTCATCTAACATTAACTCAGCAATATCCTCAAAAGCACTCCCCTGTATAGGATAGTTCCTCGCACACTTTCGAGCATGATCCTCTCCGCGATCAAAAGGCAGCGCAATCTTCCTCCCACCCATAGTCTCCACATACCCATCCCTAATTCCATCGATTTCCTGCTGCTTTAACCACTTACTCGCCTGTACATACCTTTCATCCCACTGATCCATGATCCTCTTAACCTTCCTCACATCATCAGTACCAATTAATTTAGCAGTACCTTCAGCACCTCCACCATACACTTTACTGAAATTCACATTCTTAGCAAACACTCTACTTATCCCTAAGCTCTCCTGAGTATCGCCATGAAAATCCTTTCCATTCAAGAACAACTCCTTCATCACCTCATCACCACTCAGTTCAGCAAGTATCCTCAACTCTACTTGACTCTTATCCATTTTCGTGAATACTCCACTGTCAGGAATAAACGCCGACCGAATAGTGTCATTAGACCCACTTTTACCCTCAGCATTCTTTGGAATATTCTGTAAGTTCCTGTCTGGCTGACCTTTACCCGCATTAGTACTATTAATCCTCCCAGTAGCTGCTTCCATCTTCAGCGTAGTATATGCTCTCTCACATCCAATCAGTGGAGTAATATAAGTCCCCAGCATCTTATTACTCCGCCTAAACTCCAACACTGCATGAGCAACTGGATCTTTCAACGCTTGTAAATGATCACTATCAGTAACTAATGCAGTTTTATTCTTAGTTGGGGGTAAGAAATTCCCCCTCTCAGCCAGTAACATCCCAACTTGCTTAGGACTTGCTGGATTAACTCCCCATTGAGCAAAGATCTGTCTCCACCAGATCACTTTCTGATCATAATATACCCTAAGTTCTTCTAATCTTTCTTGATCCAACCTTATCCCTTGAGCACTTATCCTGCTCAACACTCCAATTAACCGTCTCATTTTCTCATAATAAGGCATGTGAATCTTATCAGTAAAGTACTCATACAATAGCCAAGTAGCTTGGGCATCTCGGCAACACTTCCGTGCGAGTACTTCAAAAGGGAGATCCAATACTTTACTTACCCCGTGCTCAGCAAACAACCCTTTCATTCTACTAGTCTGCCGGTCACCAAATTGCTCATATTGCACCCAAATACTCACATCCTCTAACACCGCACTTCTCTGCATATCTAACCTAGCCATCAATGCAGTATCATCCACTTCATTTACATCAACCCCATACTTCCTCAGTACTCTAAGGTCAAATGGAGCATTGTGATATACCTTCCTTACATCCTTCCGCTTTAGTACCTTAATTAACTCTGGAAAATCATCGTCATCAACGGTAATATAAAACGCATCGACTGCACTATAAGCTACACCAATTCCGATTAAGCTAATATCATCAATACTCACCGTCTCGGTATCTACTCCCACTCTCTTCGGTGGATGAATCAAAAACTCTTTCCAGTCCTTCAATATCTCCTGGGAATTCCCCAAGTATACTCTCATAAGTTTACTTCCTAATCATTAATTCTTTCTTTAATAAGTTTAATTAATAACATATTAATTACTTTAACAGGTCTAGGGATAAAAGAATCAGCATTTAAATTGATTAGGCGATCTATGACTCTTTGTGATTCTAATTTAAATTCTTCAGTCATATACTCTTTATGTCAGTAATTTCAGTATTACGATAAATATCTCCATTACGAACCTTAATATTAAAGTTACATTGCGGATTAATGCACATCCAAGCCTTGTACAATACACTCGCACCCTGTTGACCATAATCACTAAGTGGCACTAACTGACCCTCACCACACTGCATACATACTGGAAAATCAAACATTACACCAACCTCCCATTCTTATTTACTAATATCTTAATCCAGGTCAACCATTCCTAACCATATACTCAAAGCTTTTTGGAATTAGCACTAGTATCCATCCAGTACCACCACACTTCTTACATTTCTCCCTCAACTTACAAGCACACTCTACCCAATAATCTTTAGCTATCAATCCACCTCTCATTTATCATAGCTTGTTCTAATAAGTATGTATAACTCAAACTATCTATACTGTTATTTTTTAAGTATTCTAACCATTGCATAACTGTCCAATCATCATTATCATATTTAACCGTCCCCCTCAGCATATTCATTGCCATCTTATGCGCGATTCTACTAACCATATCTAACTTCGGCTCCATTCGTTTTCTTTGCTCCAAAGTTAACTCATTTATACCTTCGTCAGTTAAATAAGCAAAAGCTCGGAACCACTCGGGCTTAATATCTCTAACTTCCATTAATCCTCCAATTCTATAAGTAATTTTTTAATTGCCTTAAGGTAATTATTTATTATTACTAAATCTCTACATCTTGAACTACAAGCATGTGAACTTCGTCCATAAACCTTATTTCCCTGTTTACATCTACTTCCTGGTATAAATTTATTACATTCCATTATCCTCTCCCAATTGCTTCAAAGAAACTTCTAGTCCAGGTACCACCCATAAGACCAACTAGATCACTATACTTAGCAGTGATTACATTATAGTAAGTCTCGAATTCGTCGATTAAGATCTTTGCTCCTTTCTCGCCAATGCCCCAATTCCTGCCTTCCTTGTGGCCTTTAATTCGGCAGAGATTGTCTATGTGCGGGTTTAGGTCATAGGGTGGAATATGAGGCGTCACGTAGCGTTGTAGCGTCGTGTGCTCTGTCTTATAGGATTGTTGGAAAGCCTTGACTATATGCCTAGCAGTCCCTAGCCATGTTGAAACCTCAGCCACATACACCCCACATTCATGCCACAACGACCATTTAAACGCTTCCCATCTGTCCCATAGACTAGCCTGATTCTTATGTTCATACCCACGGCGAAACGTTGTCAGATTGTTGTCCACCCTATAAATCTGTACCCCACTAGCCAAAGGCACCGCTACCCCTTCAACCACCAAACCCAATTCATCACACTCCCTAAGATGCCTACCCAACTGCTCTTCAACAGCATTTAAATCACTCAATGCCTCACTAATCTGCTTCCTTTCATACATCCTCTCATTCCCCTGCATATCTATCCAGTAGTAATCAGCTTTACCCCAGGTATTCAATGGAACTACAGCAACTACTTCCACTACAGTCCTAATCGACTCGATAATATGAATAGGCTCAAAGTGATCAATATACAACACTCCCTTCATCCCTTGCATATAGACTCTTTAAGCCCTTCAACATCTTCAATTTCAATTGGTAATAAATTCCAACTAAATATTTTTATGTCATCACCAGTACTATCTAAAGGTATTTGTGTTATTTTTGGGTCTTTTAGTCGAGCACTGAATTCATAGACAACTCCACACTTGGAACATATTTTTATTAATCTATGAGGAAATAAATATATATTATCCATTATTTGAAAATCATGCATTAAATCCCTCCTTCATTCCTTGCATACGTTCTCTAAAGTATCTTCAATACAATCTTTATACCAATTACTAATTCCCATTGGATCATAATTTAATGTGTACATAAATCCACATTTTTTACATATTCTGCGAATAATACTACCAGGCATCCAATCATATTTAGTTACAATTACTTGAAACTCGTGCATTAAATTCTCCCCAACAAATCCAACCTCTTAATCAACTGATCATATCCAGGATACTCCAGATCCATACCGACAAGATCAAATCCATAGGCACTCTTCTCCACTGTACACATAGGTACTATCCCACCTTCATCTTGCTTAATCCAACTCTTAAGCACCCAATCACTAAGGTTCTTAGTTTGCTTAAAACCATCCGGAATCTTCTTACCTGTAGTATAACTCTTAGGATTTCCTTGCTCATCCAACACAGGTCTACCACTTGGATCTAACAATGGCATATACTCATCAGTCTCATGGTGAGTAATGATTAAATACGTCTTACTAGGCATAGGCATACTAAATAAACTCTCCATCCATCTATTAGGCAACCCATACTCCATTTGCTGAAGTTGCTTCCGTGCTGGTGAAGTCTTCTGAACTTCTTCCAAGCACGCATCCCTAGCCAATGCCCAGACCTTAGTACCAGTATCCCAAACAATTGTTTTAATCTCCGGATCTTCACAATCCCTTTGAAACTGTTCAGTAAACTCCTTCCATGCCTTCAAATATCCAGTAACCGTATCATACCTGATAGTTAAACTCCTGTAAGGTAACTTAACTTCCCTAATAATTAAATTCCCATTATCAACTACTTTCTTCCAACCCCAAGCACGATGCCCACCATATTCAAGATTATAAAAGGCAACCTTCGGCGGGAAAGTGATCGCAAATGAAGTCTTAGTAGTACCTTCCGCACCATAGTTAGTGATGATGGATGGGATCATCTCTAAAGCTTGTTCAATTACTTCTACCATTTTTACTCCTACCCCACTGCATTCTTAACTGATGACATTTCCTACAAGATCTCCAACCTTTCACTTCTTACCTCTTTCCCTATGACACTGCCTACATACTCTCTTTCCCGAAGATATCCTGGTATTCTCCTCTGTATACTCATGACCCTTTGGACAATGGGTAATCAACTTAGCCCTTTCCCTAATTACATCACCCGCACTACTCCTCTTCATATTCTCTGAATGAGTCACTGGTTCTAAATGACTAGGATTATAGCAATTTCTTGTCTTACATAAATGATCCAATTCCATTTCTTCAGGTATCGGACCATAAGCCATTATATAAGTAATCCTATGAATCATCTTTCCAGCAGTTTGCCCATATCCGCTATTATTCACACTCCCTCTCCATAGCCAGCACTCTTTCCCTCTCTTTCTATGTAGTACCTGCTTCCCGAGTCTTTGCATCATTGCCGTTTAACCAACCAATCAAGTTACACCGCTCAACATACTTACACATGGTCTGACCCTTATCTAATCCACACTCCCAAGTATGAATAGGTGGTGGAGCTACTCTATTATCTAATGCTCTCTGTAATATCTCATTATTAGAGAGCACATTACCCATGTTTTCAGTTAATTCTTCTATACTAAACCTAAGAGCAAATACCCTAAACACTGGTGGTACTTGAGTTAGATATAATATACCTACATGATAGTCTACATATTCACTCTCTTTATTCCATAGTCTATAAGCATATGCTTTAAACTGCTTCAACCATCCTTCAGGCCAACCCTTCTTAGGTACTCCCTCACTATCCGGCCACATTCGAGTAGTCTTTAAGTCCATCTCACCATCTCTGGTCTTAATGATATAATCTGGACTCATGATAATACCCATAATTTCCTTTGGCTCAACCTTCTCCCATTGACTATCCCTCAAATACACCTCTTCAAAAGCAAACCCAGTACTAAAGTACATTAACTCTGCTTCACTAGGTTCCATCTTATCTGTCTTTTCCCAAAAACTTTTAGTCAAGCAATGAATCAGATCACTAACATGGATCTCATCCTTCCTATTCTGTATATACTTCCTCTCCAACCGATCCCTAATCTCATGCTCAACTGACCTATCTCTAACCCATTCCATCACTTAGCCTCCACGATATTATTTAACTCAGTCACTAACCGCTCACTTAACACTATCTCTTGATCAACATTTCTAATCTGCTGCTTACTCACTTCAGTAAAGGCTTCACAATCTTTACACCGAGCAAATGCTTTCTCAGATCGTGGATTAGCATGAATTATTACATCATGACCCATAGTATGCTCAGGATCACAATCAACCAAACACTCAAAGATATATTTTGTAATACTCATAACTCACTTCCTCAAGATAACTGGATTTAGGCAGTTTACTGTCATACCCAGGACACCTTGCTGTTACTGAGTTATTACATACCTCTCATCAGCATCCACTTCAAGCTTCCCTTGCATTTTCAAACCCTCAATTAAACTCCCATCAAACATAGAGTTCTGCAAAGACTTTAAACTATCATCTTGCACAAAAGCTTGTGCTGCTTCTTTCTCAGTCTTACCATTAATCAATTCGAGAACCTTATCATTTAAATTTATCTTTTCACTTACATCTTCTATACCTTCAACACTTATTACCCTCCAAGTTAACCAAACTGCTTCTTTCTCATCAATTATACTATGTTCTTCAGTAGCTTCCATATAAATAGTTTTACCAATAAGATCCATCGTATCACCCCAACCCAGCTCTTGAGTACTTTTATTTAATTTAGCACATGGACTAGATGGATGCTTACTATGTTTCATTGCAAAACTAGCTGTAGGAAATTCATATGGAACAATACTTTTAATTACATTGACGTGAGTGAATTCAAATGTAACTTTTGTAGCTGTAGTATTACCATATGAACTACCTTCAAACTTGATATCACTAAGATGTCCCGAGAACTCTCTTAATGGAGTACCAGAAACTTCAACTTGATCCCCACGCATACTAAAAGTATTATTTTGCATCATTAAAATTAAAACCTCTTCTTTTCAAATATATAGATCCCAGGTACTGTGAAAATAAGAAACCCTAGTAGTATATGCTCCACCGATTACCTCACGATAAATCTTAAATTACTTTTATCTACTCTTAATTTTACATTTGGAACCACCTCACTACAATTCTTAAGTTTCTCCCAGGTGAGATCAAGATTTGGATAACTTCCATCAACCATAGGACCATTAGGACTCACCCGTAGTATACTATCGGCCCAATACGAAAAAATAGCACTTCCTGTCATCTCATCAAAGCCCATATCATCATCACCATAACTCTTTCTCGGATGATGGATAATAATAAATGCAATACCATATCTGGTTTGCATTAGGCTGAGAAAATCTAGAAACTGCTTAGCACTTTGCTCATCCCGAGTACTTTTTAAACTCCGATACATGCAATCAATCACACATACTTGAGGTGTATGCTTCTTCAGTACATCTTCAAATGCACTTTGTCCCCTGAAGTCATCTAACTTTAAATCCTGTGCAGTAACATATAGCATATCACTACTGATATCACCTGGAGCTACGCCATTAATTAACCTCTTTCTAGAAATATTCTGAACTCTATCCGCATACATTATCTCAACTTGCTCACTCTGAAATGTAAGTGTCTTAGCTTTGCTAGTATCATAGATCAACCACTTCTTACCTTGAGCAATTGCCATACAAAGATCAATAGCTAATGTACTTTTCCATGTACCGGCTTTCCCGTAGATAAAAAGGCTCCCACCATAAGCAAGTATTTGAGGCTTAAGATAATATAAATTATCTGGTTTTCTAAGTGATAGTAAATCTATCAAAGTTCTCACTTCAAGCCCTGACATCTACATAAATCCATTATTAGTTAGGTAGTCTACTAAATCTTGGCTATTTACATATACAGATTCACGTACTCCATAATTTCTACCCATTACATCAATACACCATGTACCAGTTGAGAAAGATTCTTGTAATGCATGAATAAAAAATTTATCTATGTAATAACTAATTGGGGGATTAATTATAAGTCTATATTTTATTAAATCTTCTGAGTGAGAAGATTTTATAGTCTCATAACTAATTTGATGCTCCCATATCTTACCTGATTTTGTATATGCTATTAATGTATCCATTATGCCCTTACCCGACATATCCCAAACTGCTTCCGCCAAGTATGAATAGCATACTGACTAATACTCTTTCCAGTCTCATCACTAATATACCTAGCCAATACCCGATTACTCATTGGCATCATCAATACTTCAGTGATCTTCTTACCTAACTTTCCTTCTATAAACAGCATCTGAGGTGTTTTATCCTGGATATCATCTACTAGATCCTTACCTCTCCCTGCATCTACTTGCTTAACACCACGATCCACCAGTGTCTGTCGTCTTAACTCTTGCTTATTAGTCATACTGATCTTCTTTTATCCTAAATGCTCCTTTCTGATTTACCCAGCTATAACCCTCACTAACTATATAGTTAGTAAACTTTTTTACCTCTCCACAGTTCTTACAAACGCCTTCACTATTCTTCTCTCCGTTGGCTGCTTCTATCACCCAATAATGAGTCTGACACATCTGCATCTCTTAACTCCTCTGGTATAACTAATATCCGATCTTTAATCACTAACCTATGTGGTTCTCTACCTATTATAGTCTCGATAAGTTCAGCCCTTTGACCTTCTTGTATATCTACTTCTATCTCTCGTGGACAACTAATACAGCTAGCAATTACTCTAGGCACTATTCACTCCTTAGCACTAAAATCATATACATAATCCGAATCAACTAGAGATATCTGACCTCCACACTCAACACAAATAGCATTATTTCCTATAGTGTTAATTTCATGGTCTGCAATCCAATAACTAAATCCATCAGTATGTTTCCAAATTTTATTTGTTGGGCCAAAGAAGTCATCCACCATTTCTAATACCGGACGATTTGTTACTACCAACTCATGTCCATCTTCACTTTTGATAATCTTAGCAAATTGCTTATCCTTAATAGTAACTACTATCCCTAACTTACAATGGTTACACCTAGCTAACACTTTCGGCATTTGCTTCCCACCTCTTCAAACAGTATAAGCACCAGTAAGCACTCAGTCCCCCAAGACAATCGGGACACACACCATCTTGTACCTTAATCCATATGTCCCACCGCATCATCTGAGACTCAATACTTAACTTAATTTCTTCGGTCATGTCCATGTTCTATCTCCTCTGGATATGTACTGACTATATTCTCTATAATTGATATTGTATTATCAAGCATAGCAAGTAGTTCTATCTTAGCCTTATCATCATCACTGAGTAAGTTAAAGTCAATACAAATCTTACACTCCCCTTCCTCCACAATACTAACTACACTACCTACATTAATTCTCCCTGCTTCGATACCATGATGAAGGTCTTTAGCACATAATACACATAAACTGATATTCATTATCTGATCTGCCATAACATCCTCCTAATATCCTGCTAACTTTAATATTTCAGTGGGTTGTAGTAACTCAGACCCACAAGCTGCCATGAATTTCTCTACACTAAACCGTGGATTATGTAACTCAAACTCTTTACATAGTGCAAGCACAACTACATCAATAGTACTTGAACCTACTCCCTTTGCTTCCCGTACTAACTTAATCCGATATGCTATATGCTCGTAATCCTTCTTAGTCATTTCTCCCTCCTATTACTAGATGGATACCATTTACTGCTGGCTGAGCACACAATGTACAATTAAGTTGAGGAGCAAATATATTCTGTCGAAAGTAATGCTTCTCAACTACCTTAACTTGATTTAGATTCATTGGGTTATTGATTATATCCTGCATAGTACCTCAATATTTCTTCGTGTCTAGTCTCTCTGAACTGCTTAAACCGACCAACATCAAATGCACTAATCCACTCATATACTTCCCGATTTGTTGGATAGCATACACCATGAACAAAAATCCTATTCATCTCTACATGTACATCAGTAAAGCCATTAGCCTTTAGAGTATTAGCAATAGCACATTCATCATTATCTCTTGGCACTCCCTTCATTAAAGTAGTAATATTAAGATCAAAAGTTTCATTAAGATAATCAACTACATGCTTAGTCTTTGGCTTAGCTCGATAAATCATTACTTAACTCCGACTGAGTAGATACCCAATTCAGAAACTCTAGTACCTCTTCGGGTGATTGCCAGCCTTTTACTGTATTATCATTATCTAATTCTACTAAACTGCCACTACGGGGCCATGCAGCTATTTCAGCAACAGTACTTTGTGTATCTCTGATCTCTCTTTGCTCATTAAAGCTAGCATAGTGATTATCGCAGTAATTACCAGCGCCCCATTGTATACTAGCAGTCCATCCGTTCTCAAAAGTAATATGAAATCCTCTAGCATCACAGATTTTAAACATCACTTCTCCTAATTGGTATAACTTAGACTCTCTTTCGCTTAAATCCATATGGAAACACTCGATATTCCATCCACTGTGTACCACCACATCTACTACAACCCTTATCCTTAATGTCCGGTTGATCCTCTGGTGTCATACAGTACGGGTTATTGCACTTGAATATACACTCAATCATAACTGCGTCTACTCCTATAAAAGTAATGTTTCCTGCTTAACTTGATAATTAGTCATTTGAAAACTCCCAATATCAGACATTAAATCCCCGAGACACCTGTGCTCACTACTTAATTTACTTGGTGATATTAATTATATCACATGATAGGAAAGATGTCAACCCCCGTAGGGTGACGCATACGATAGGTAAAAATAAAGGGCAACGGATTTCAACCCGTCACCCTAGAGCACCAACTTAATTGCTTACACTTTTATATACTCATGTTCTTTCACAACTTTTTGCTTGAGTTGATTACTTTGATTGTTAGTCATTGATTTTGCTTCTACTTTTTGCGCATCAGTAGCAAACCTATCAAATGCTTGACCTAAACTTACTACCTCGCCGTTCGGAGCTCTCCAACCTTTAGTCCCGCCACCATTAGCAACCGATAGAGTACGCACAGTTCCACCAGTACCTACACTTACCACACCTTGATCAAAGGTCCAAGCACGTAAGGTACTAGGTTGTTCGGCATCATAAGCAGCATTAAGGATTTCGTCTTGTAATTCTTGGTCAGGTGTAATGCTAACTACTGGCGCATGGCTGCCGTCAGCTTGTAACACATCAGTAACCTTGAGCTGACACCCGATAGTACTAGCTAATTCATGGAATGGTTTGAGTTTTAGAGTCATAGATACCATAAATTCATTGCGGTCTGCTTTCTGGGATTCATAGGTAAGGGTAAGCTCTTGCTTTTTTAGGTATTTAAGATTATTAGCGAGGTTTAGCACCTTATCCATATCATTTGCTTGTAGTGCTTCACTCATTGCCTTGGTAGTCTCAGTGATATTAGTCTGGATTTCTTCCGTGGTTAGTTTAGTTTCCGTAGTCATAAGGCACGTCCTATTTTTATTTAGCTAATCTAGCCATTTCCTACTGCCAAGACTTTCAAGTGTTGACAGCAGGTAAGGGTAGGTTAACTATGATAGATATCAGCTTCAATCAATCGGTATAGTCTTTGGTTAACTTCATAGTTGACACACTCTAGTCGGTTCATACTTTGAGCTACGTGTTCCTTGGTATAATTTGTTTGTTCCTTCATCCAACGATTAAAATCTCGTCTTACCATCTTGCGATAATCTGTTTGTGCCCTTAGTAATTGGTCTATCATGATTCTCCTATTAATTCATTCCATTGATGGCTCGATATGCTCAAGCCATATGTGGAAGGAACTACCAGGTAGCAGGTGATGGATTCAAAGCTAGCCATTCGTTAACTGAATCTTCCCCACCAAAGAATCCTATAATTCTTGGATTACTACTGACAGGCCTACATATATAGGCAGAGATTAGACCGTCTATGTATATGTACCCTGCTTCAATCATCCGGTCAAGTTCAGACCCTTGATATTCTTTACCTGGCATAGTGGTATTGAACTCCTCATGTGCATTCATCATATGTTCCTAATAGAATCAAAGCTACGGATTTCAAACCTTTCAATGGTAGCTAAATCCATCGAACAACGCGTACATACATCTAATTCAACAGTAGCACGCCCAATAATCTTGGCCCGTTTCTTATCAACTGTTTCAATTGCTAGATGTGTAGCTTTAGGATAGGATCCGGTGTGATATAGGTTGCACTCCACTGCTTCACCTTCACTGCTTTGATCTACCCAATCCCACAGTTTATTCATTGAATTAGCCCATGATCCATTGGCCTCTTTGTACAGGTTGGATAACGTTTGATATCCCTTACTATAATTGACTGACCCATGATGGCTTGATCGGCATAACTGGATCGCTTCTTCCTTACTCATTTCCACCCTCACTACTTTGATAGTTCTATTCTCTCACGTCTGAGGGTTGTTGTCAATAGCTACCAGGTAGCAATCTCAAGCTAATCATAGATCCGATTGATTATTACTCAATACTCATTACTATCTAATACCTAATCTTTATCAACTCACATACCCAGATACCTGTATACTTCACCCACTGGGGTCACCTTTATTATGTCATGATCATATGTATTTAGGCTCTCTCCGAAAAATTCCAAAATTTCAATTATCCTTTGATTATATATCCAATTTTTCTAATTAGATCCATTTCTTTGGATAATTTACAAACCTCTTCACACTCTTCAATTGCCTCGCCATAATTTTGAGTTTCTACTAGAGTCACAATCTTATGCAGTGAATATTTAATTGTATCCCAACCATTTCCATAAGCCCAGATAGCTACTGGGTTATTAATACAAAGATCACATTTACATAATGGACTATCATGATTAGCTGACATTATTTAATCACTCTCAAAATATTCAAATTTTCAAATTTATTAACTCACCAGTAACATGTAATCTAGGTCTATCATCATTAGGGAGGACATAATATCCACGAAGTTGAAGATAAGAAAAAGTAAGGAACTCATGTACAGCACAATTTTCTTTCGTTTTAAATTCACACTCCTCCCAATTACACTGCCACCAATGATTAGCCGAGCAGTAATGGTTTTTACCCATCAAGATGTACCTCTTCAGTAGTACAATCAGCGGCCCCACAAATTTTAGGTTCTAAATCTAATTCAGTCATACTTTCCTTAATCGTCATCTGGTAGACCAATATTTGGATATTTAGGTACATTACCCCAAATGTAAAGTTCCCACCGAAGCAATAAGCACTTTGTGTGTATTGGACCCCATTTTTTCCAAAACCATAAATCATCCTCATCATAAGCCTGACGAATCAGCAGTTGCTTACATACCCAACATGGGAGCATTAGACCATCAAGTGAGGTCTGGTCATTCATCAAGGCCCCAGATGTTCTTACCTAAAGTTCTAAATCTACTGTCCCGAGAGAGTTGAGAGCGTACTGAGTTCATAGGCACCATACCACCTGGGACCAACTGATGCAAAGCTACATCATCCATTATTTCATCTATATGTGCAGCCTTTCCAGGAAGGGAAGTGAGTAAGGCATGAATTACATTCATCATCCGGACGGTCTTAGCAGAGCGAGTTCTCATATTGATCCTTTGCATCAGTAATTGTAATAACTAATTTATCTATGGTACTTTCTTTGGTTGAATATGTATATTTAGGGTACTTTTTAAACACTGCACAAATCTCTTCAACTATTTTAGATTCTTCAGATCCTGGTAATGGTATTAACAAAATACCTCCACAGGATATTCTTCAAATCCCTTCATTAACATACTGTCAGCCTGCATGTCTGGGCCTACACTATCAGGAGAGACGGGATGTGAGAGACATACAGGGCATTTGGTTTCATCATGTGAGTTGCGCCTCACGTTAATCTCATGTATATCTCCCCAGCAGGTATACCCATACTTAATACATACTACTTGAAGTTCTCTCATGAACTCAAAGTGCTTAACAGCTTCGGGATCATCTTTGGATGGAGTGATTCGAGTACCTATAACATTCATGTGATACCCATCCTGACATTCTTTGCAATCCTTACCATAGTAGATCAAGATCTGACACGGACATTCCTGGCAGGTACAGCGTAGGGTTGGCATAATATACTCCTCTTTAATGTAATGGGCATCCCAATCTAATGACAATGAGTGCATCTCAGAGCTTCGATCCCTCTACACCAATTGCATCTTGATAATGTGAGTTGAGTTTATTACTCCCATAAGGAAATTCTGCCACTGAGGTCATTCGAGTAAGTACAAGCTGACCTATAGGATATTCAGGTACAAGGGTGATTGCATTTGGACCTACATTGACTATCTCTAGAGTAAGCTTACCCCTAAACCCTGCATCAATAAATCCAGCAGTAACATGGGTCATAAGTCCTAAACGACCTATACTGGACTTGCCTTCAAACTTCCCAGCAATGTTAAATGGAATTTTTAGTGTCTCCATAGTATCTATGAGAATAAATTCTCCAGGATGGATGATCCAAGTATCACTATGGATGTAGGTCATCTTATCCACACCAAGTGTTAGAGGGCGGAGAGATTTATTGGGAATTAGAATATTATATCCAAGGCGAATATCAATACTGCACGGCTGAATCATACTAGGGTCATAGGGAGTGATTAGGTTCATATTTTCGCATAGGTCTCGAATGTCTACATCTGCTAGTTGCATCAGATATACGTCTCCAAAGAGTTTATAATTTGAGCTATTTCCTGAGCAAGTTCAGTCAGTTGATAATTGGCGTGATTGAATTGGCCTACGTATCCAATGAGATTAAACTCCTGATCTGGTGGCTTTACCTTATTATCTTCTGATCCTATAACTCGATAATGTAAACTTTGTAATCTAACGTATAGCTCTTGAAATTGATCGGTAATTGCCTCAAGGTGCTTAAATTGGTCCTCAAGTTCTTTTATGGGTGTGACGTTATTTGTTGCAAGTTGTTCATATGATGGTTGCATACTCATTTAAACTAAACCTCTAGTCTATATATTATATATACAATCTGTGTCATTTTCATCTTATATTCTTACCAATTACTACTATGCGGTACACCTCCATGTTGTTCATACTCTAATTTCAATCCATCTAATTCTTTATCTATACTGCGTGCATTCTCCCAGAGACCCATAGATATCATTTCCTTCTTTTTCTTCCTCAACAAAGATGCCTTTACTGATGTTGAGTGCCTAGCTTTTCTATCACAGTCATCAATTTCTAATGCTGGTCTCCCACCTCCTCGACTCTCCTGGTATATATATGGATGTGCATTAAACCAATCTTCAGCATTCTCTAACCAGCAAGTAAAGTGCTGATAGCCTTTGTATGTGTAGACTTGGCCGTTGACGTACTTTTTGCTTTGAGTACGGATTATTTGGGTTCCTTGGGGCATTGGATTTTGGCAGACATAACATATGGTTTCTCTTGAAGTATATGAGGTCCAAACTTCCATCAGGTAGCTCCAAAAATAAAAGAGTAAATAGAATAATAAGGATACTTAAAGATTATGTATGTTATATTATTAAGATACATATATATAATGTTAGTCTAGAGGTTTATTACATGTTGTACATCATGAGCTACGCTACAACATAATATCAATATATGATTCCCTATCTTCTTTTCCATTAATGGATATTGTCCGTATGGTAACTCTTCATAATCGTAATGACAAGACTCACAACACTTACCAAATCCTAACCATCTTTTAACTACCTTACATTCATGTATTTTCATACTACCTCTTTATGTCTTAAGGTTATTATCATTATATCATATATTTCTATCGTTGTCAACCCTATTATTGACATTACGACTGTTTTATGGTATGTTCAAGGTATGGTTAATGATAATCACGACCTCGAATTAGTTCAAACCCTACTCCCTGTGTTCTCTGATCGAGATGATTCAGCAAAACGTAGAGCAGAATACCTTCAGAACCGATATATGGGTTTTTCCCGTACTGAATCAAGAAAACTTGTTGGTGTCAGTGATGCGACTGTAAGTATTTGGCGAAGAAACAAGGAATTCAAACAACTAGATGATATAGGTGTGGCGAGAGTTGCTGATGTTAAGAAAGAAATTGTTCAATTCAACTTCCTTAGAAATCTTCATCTCGTTATGACTAAGGATCAATATGTTCTTAAAAAAGCAAATGGTCTTCTTGAGGAGAAGTATGTTGATTTTGACGATGAAGGTAGAGCATTTGATGCAGTAGGTAGTCCGCCAATGGATAAGGACGATTGGGACTACTTTCATCGTATGCGTCGAATGTATACCTTAGCGGAGTGGAATGTAATGGAGAAGTTACTTAAGGGTGAAGAGCCTAAAGAATTTAATATTAATCAACTCATTTTAAACCAAGATAATCGGCAAGTTAACTATAGTGAGGGACATGCCGCGATTGAAGGGTAGTAATCCATTTCCAATGAGACGGACTGGTGGGAGTAAGCCCAGGACAGCAAGTTCTCGAAATGCCTCTAGGAATAACGGAAGAAAGGCTGGAGGTAGTAGAAAGGGTATGAAGTTTCCAAAACGGTAAAGTTGTTAGGTTGGGAGTAAGAGGTAGGGTATGGTTGTAATGTTATATTATATGATACTACAGGATTATATAATATATAGTATAGAGGTTTAGTATAATAGGAGTAGATAATGATTAACATTAGTACTATTGAACGTAGTATTGAGGAAACTAAGGTCAGTATGCGGGTACCAATTGGTATTATGGTGTGTTATATGGCATTGGAAGAGGCGAGAGAAGTAACTAACGATATGGAACCTACACTATTTGGACTACGTATTTACTGTAATAATAATCTTAGTGATAATGAATATGCCATTATCTCTCAAAGTTTTGTCTACGGACCATGTGCGGATGTAAACTTCGGAGGAGAGTAATGAGTGTAATTAATCCAACTCCCTCAGAACTTGCAACTAGTCATTTCATCCGTAAGTGCTTTATGAAAGGATGTTTGGAGATGGGTTGGTGGAGTCCAGTGATAGTGTTTAGTCCCGATGGAGTGAATGCTGCATATAGGTCATTTGATGTCTGGTTGATGTGTGATTGGCATAAAGAACAAATCGGGATTGACGATCTACTTATTGGGAGTACTACAGGTGGATTATCTGGTTGGGAGCAAGTGGTATCCTCATTTGTCCGAGCTGGAATTCCGCCTCCAGAGAGACAGTATACTAAACTTATCTGGCAACCAGCATAGTGAGTGATCATGACATTATCACAAGTTGATCAAGATGCCTTAATTAGTATCATTCAAGATGATGAAAAGTGTATTACAACCTTATTTAAGGTAGTTCCCAAGGATAGTAGTTCGGGTATAGTGCCTTTTATCCTTAGACCTCCTCAGCAAAAGCTTAGTGATGCGATTAAGAAATATAAACGAATTATAGTGCTAAAGCCTAGACAGGTAGGAAGTACAACTTTCTTTACTGCTGTACTCTTCCGACGTAGTATGTATATCCCATATACAGTAAGTGTAATTGTTGCACACGAAACTGCAATTACTGAGAGGTTACTTACTCGTACAGAAGTATTTTATGATAATTTACCTCCTCAACTTAAACCTACTTTACAGGGTGATAGTTCTAAATATAAGAAATTTATTACTGGTGGAACTATCTTCATAGGTACAGCCCAAAGTCAAGTGTTTGGTAGAGGAGATACTGTACATAACTTACTAGCCAGTGAAGTGGCCTTCTGGAAGGATGAGCATATTGATCGTGTATTAAAACCATCTATAGAAGGTGTACCGCTGACTGGTACTATTATTTTAGAATCTACACCTAACGGAGATGAAGGTTTCTTTTATGAAGAGATTGATAAAATATCAAAGGGTGAAAGTACTTGGCATTTAGTTATAATATACTGGTGGGAAGAGCCAGATTACTTTATTGAAGAAAATGATCCTCTTTGTGAGGGTAGAGATTATTTTCAAGATTTTAATTATAATCCTGAAGAACAGGCTTTGGCTAAGCAAAATAATCTAACCAAAGATCAAATTCGTTGGCGTAGGTTTAAAATAGACTCTCTTGGGGATATGTTCTATCAAGAGTATATCGAGAGCCTTGAGACGTGTTTTCTAACATCAGGTATGCCGTACTATGATGTAGGCTTAACTACTCCACTTAGTCGTAAGACCATGAAACCTAAGACTACTTGGGAAGGTGCACAGATCTGGGAAGAGCCTGAGCCATATGGTATGTACATCATGGGAGTTGATCCAGGTCAAGCTCGACAAACTGAGTCAGTAGCTTGTGTTACTCGCATTGATCAGGGTATGGTGATAGATGGTAGGTTTACACCTGTACCAAAGCAAGTAGCACTTCTTGGTGGGTTAATAGAACCTGATCATATGGGTAGACGTACTATGGAACTTGCCCATTACTACAACACTTGCATGATTATTCCAGAGGCTAATAGTCATGGGATTGCATATATAGATTCGATTAAAAATAAATATCCTAGAATCTATTTACGTCGTGATGTAGAGAATGGTAAAGTAAGTATGCGCTATGGGTGGATGACGACGAAACGAACTAAAGAGTTTATGATGGATGAAATTAATCGACATCTTCGTGAATGTGAGATACCAGATACTGAAACCCTAAGACAGATCAGAGCTTTCCGTCATGATCCTGATCACGAATACTTCACCAATTCATTTGATGATCGTCATGATGCTTGGGGTCTATCTCTAGTCGGTATGTCAAATGGTATACCTGGGAGAAGGGGAGCTAAGGGTAGTTCTGGATTTACTTCATGGGATCAATAGGAGTTAAATGACTTTACAAAACATAACTGATATACCTAAGAGAGTGGATCAACTTCAACGCCAATGGGCGGGTAGAAAGAAGAAATCAGAACACTGGTATAATCTAATCCGGTTGGTAAATAACTTAGCCCAGGATGGAATGGAGAGTGTGATTGGAAACGATCCACGAACTTCATTCAACATGGCTAGTTGGCTACTTACACCTAAGACTTGGTCTTTTGCTGCTGATACTAGTGGATTAAGTGAGGTTGAGGTTCAATCTGTAAGTGCTCTTGAGTCTATGGTTACTAGGCAAGTAAGTCAAAGTATTCGTAGGGGTAGGAATAATCTCTATGGCTCAGCTTTAAATTATGCTATCCGAATGTTTTTAGTTACAGGCTGGATTGCACTTGCATCAACTCCAGGACGTGAATGGAATATTCAAGCTTGGAACCCAATTACTGTCTATCCACACTATGATGGTAATGGAAATATGGTAGAATTGGGTAGGAAGTATCAGCTATCTCGGGAGCAGTTTGTAATAAAAGCTCTTAGTGAAGGTTGGATTATACCAACTCAATTAGGTGAAAAAGTCTGGGTAAGATCACTCTGGGTACAAACCTTCTTCGGAGCTTTCTTTGCCGTCTATGCAGATCAACAGGTAGTTAGACCTATGGGTGAAACTGGATTTGTTCATATCCCAGTATATTGCAACCCAGCAGGTGGATTACCAGATGATGGTAGCTTGGTAGATGAAAAATGGCGGGAAGAAGTTGGACAGAGTATTGTAGAATCTGCTATGGATTTACAGCATAACTATAATAAGATGCTCACATATATCCAGCAATTGCTTCGTGATAGTGCGAACCCTAAATGGATAGAGCGAGTCGATGGTGGCAGTGGATACTTGACTCCTGAGAATGTCACTAAGAGAGGGCAAGTATACTCTATTGGATTACAAGAAGAAATTTTTTCAGTAGGAGCGCAGCCTATACCAGTGGACCTCCGAACACATCAATTTGATCTTAGAAATCAAATAAGTAGAGCACAATTTAGTGATAGTAGTTTTGGTGAAGGTGGAGATATAGGAGTATTTGCTATGTCTCAAGCTACTGCAAGTACTAAACAAATTCTGGAACCTTTTCAAACTGGATTAACTATAGGAATGGGTGAACTTGCTACAAAAAATACTCATGAACATATTCGTAGAAGTCAGCCTATTGGTACGCAAGAGCTACCTTTAAATCTTCCAAGTGATGTAAGCTTAGATTATAATTATGATATTGAAATTCCAGGTGATTTCCTCCAACGGGCCAATGCTGCTAAGATTATTAACCCTGAGTTTAAACTAAGCGAAGAGACACTTATTCGATCAATGTTCCCAGAGGTAAGAGATCCATTTGAGGAAAAGGCTAGGGTTGATTCAGAGGACTCCATGCGCTCTGAGATGGCAATGGCTATTAAAGAGATTAGTGAATTTAGACGCCTTGCAGATCAAGCACATTTACTTAATAATGGTGAGGCTGAGAGATTATTAATACAAGCAGCAGATGCAAGGGAAGCTCAAATCTTAGGTAGTCCAAGTCCACAAGATCAAACATTTGATCAAATGGTACAGAGGTTAGGATAATGACACAACCAACTCAGCCGACTCAACCTACTACTCGACCTCCTTCTCCTGTATTACCTGGTACAGTTGAGGCTTTTCAGACTCAAATTCAGCAAGAACTATCACAACAACAAGCTGAACTACTTGGTAGAGAGGAGAGTCTACAACAACAACTTCAAGCAATACCTGAAGCAGAAAAACGAGTTGATATAGGTAGATTTTTTAAGCAATTTACTCCATCTCAAATAAAGCGTGAAGATGATGAATTTAATTTATCCGATCTAGTTCCACGAACTTTCTTCTCCCTTACTCCTGAAGAAGAGGCTCAAGAAAAATTAAAGAATCAAATTAATCAGCAGATTGCTGAAATTAGTCAAGAGACTAGACAAATTAGTCTTAGAGCTGATTTTGCTGGAATTATTCCCGTAGCCGTCCAATCAAATCAAATTAATTCAATAGAAGAATTAGAAGAAATGTTTGGGCGTCATTTAAAAGATCCAGCTACTAGAAAAGTTGCTGTAGATGCTTTTAGAGTTACAAGGGCACAGAAACTTCGTAGAGAAAAGCCTCCATTAACTGCTCAAGAATCATTAGAACAACTTGGTAGTACTCGAAGAAGTACAATCTTTGGTGTAGGTGGATTATCTAGTACAGCATTAGCTTCTTTACTCATTGATCTTAGAGGAGCTAATTTAATTGATCCAATAGAAGATATTCGAGAAAGTCTTGCTTTAGCTGGAACTCCTTCATCTCTTGCCCAGGAGTTTATAGATGAAGCTAATAATTTTGTACCTAATAAAGTCCTTGAAATGGACGCAGCAGAATTAAGGTATCTTGCGTGGCAAAATTCAGTTATGGCTGATATTGATAAGGGAGAATTTGATAAAGTACTTGAACAACATAGAAACGGAATAAAGCCTTGGGATAATCCAGGACTGTATTTAAGTATACCCTGGAACTTTTTAGAAAAACATTACTATAAACCCCAAGGTGGATTGTTAACATCCTTACTTCAACAAGCTGGTGGTATAGGTGGACTTGTTGGTACTAATCAATTTATTGATCCAGAGGCAGCTGGTAATACCGCAGTAGATAAATTCTTTGGTATTGATAAGAAAAGTGCTGAGGAGTTTAATGATTTATTTGAAAAGCATAAAGCAGATGGATTAAATGGGTATCAAGCATATGGTGCTGCATTTGATGCAACTGATACTAATGGATTTGCTAAATTTATAATTGAGATGCTTGGTGATCCTACTACTTATATTGGTTTTGGCTTGTATCCGCATATTTTTAGAGGTGTACCGCTACTTGGTCGTAGTGTAATGCTTATGGAAAAAGCGTGGATGAGAACTTGGGAGCTTCCATTTATAGGTATACAGAAAGGTGCTGGATTAATTACACGAACTCCTGGAGCTATAGCTGCTAAGAACTCAATTGATAACCTTAAAATATTTAAAAAATATAATGATATTGCAGAACCTCGTGGTGTACCTTATGAACAAATGAGTGTAAGTAGTATTAAAGAAAATATGCGTGTAGGGTTGAGTCACTTAAATGCTCATCCTGATAGTAATAATGAAATGGCTAATGCATCAAGAATACTTTTAGATGTTCCTATATTGCATCCAAACCAAGCTAGAAAGTTAGCTGCTGATTTAGGTACTACATTTGATCAACCAAATATATTCTCTGATGAAATAGATGTCTTTGATATACTGGCATCCGATACTGATGTAATTATGCATAGATTTAGGATGTTAGAAACACTTAATCAAAGTAATACAAAACAATTTGTTGATACAATACATTCGTTATATGAGGTTACTGATACTCCAAGAAGTAGGAAAATTATAGAAGATTTTATTAAGGATTCACGCGAAGATGCTAGAGTTGCATTTAATTCTGTACTTAATCAAAATAGTAGGAAAGAAATAACTACAGCATTTTTAAATCGTCGTAAGATAGTAACAGAAGCTAATCAGCTTAATCCCATATCAAAATATCGTAGCCGTACTGCAATGGTTATGGGTAGTTTAATGACTAATAAAGCAAGTAGATTACCTCTTAGTCATATAGCTGGCGCTTTTATGTTAATGAATAAAGTGTCCTATGTAGGTAGTCGAATGTATCTAATGTCTACCTTTTACTCACCATTTAACCTATTAGAAACAGTAGTAAAAAGTATGCTAATGAACATTAATCCAGGTCGAGATAAAGGGTCTAAAGCACTTCAAGGTGTATCAACTCAAATGGAACTTCCACTTCTATTCTCTCAAGCAGATGCATTTGTAACTCAACTTGCTCCAATAGAAACTACTGGTCGTATGGTTAGTGCAAGAGCAGAAGGTAGTGCGAATAGATTTAAACGGATAATGAAAAGTGAAGCTAATATATTTGTAAAAGGTTTTCAGCTTACAGAAGAATTATTTACTAAAACTGGTGCCGGTGTTAACTTAGAGATGAATGCAAATATCCTTTATAAACTAGTTACTCGTTGGATGTTTGAAGGTGATGCAACTACTACTATAGCAAATCGAGTTATAAATAATGATTTAGTAGGTGAGTTTAGAAACCAACTCTTACGTAGTAATACAATGAAACCAGAGATAGTTGAACAGTTTACAGATGAAGCCTTACGTCGTGTTTTACAGGATGTTAATAGTTTATCTTCTCTTACAGATACCTTCACTTTAGGTCATATACATGCAGGTAAAGTACAGGAGATAGTTAGTAAATATCTTACTACTGTTGGTCCTGAGATGCAAAATTATCTAACCGACCTTGCTATTGAAGGTAGGTTATTCCCAATGCTGCTTGATAATAGTCTAGATCAAATTATGAAAGAAAATATTATGCAACAGACTTTTGCTTCAAGTGCTGTAGCTTTAGAAAATATGCGAACTATGGTAAGTGATGTTATTAATATTTCGGCAGATGATATTAATACATTAGAATTTCAGATTCGTACATTAGAAGAACTTAATGACTATACAGGACACGCAGTCTCTCAGCAAATGAAAGCAGGTCAAGCATATACTCGTGACTTTACTAACTTAAGAAAAAAGAATGATCAATGGGAACATATTTGGGATAATATTGTGTTTCCTCTTATGGAGGAAGGCCAAAAGAGTGCTAAAATAATAGTAGATAAACTTAAAAATGACTTGCGTACTAAAGGATATAATATTTCTGACTTAGTACGTAATCAATATGATGAATTAATTCAAACTAATCTTGATCGTATTGAATTAATTATAGCTGCTAGGGAAGATGTTCAAAGATTTACTGCACGTATGTTAAGAGAGAGGGATAATAAAGAAACAGGTATTATGGTTCAAATTAGTAGAGGTGGAGGAAAACCTAATATAGATCATCCAAGAATACGTGATTGGTGGGAGAGGTTTCATACTGGTCGATCACAAATTTGGGATGAATCAGAAGTTAAGATAGCTGATAATGCTGGTAAGATGGCACAGCAAGCTGGTGATCTAGATGCAAGGTCTCTTCCAGGAGCTAGAGATGTGAGTAGTAGACCATTAATACTTGCTGATGTTTCATATTTATATCAATCAACTCCTGATGGTATTACTAATGGATTATATCTTCCTCATCTTATGATGATGAGACCTAGAACTGATTTTATTGGTCGTGTACATGCTCAAGCTCAACGTGTGTCAAGTCAAGCTCCAGGAGAAACTGCTGATAGTTTTGGTTATTCAGTGGAACGATTAGGTCAACTCTACGATGATCAAATTGGAAAAATGAAAGTGAGTAAAGCAGTTACTGAATATAGTAGTCCAAGACTTGCAGAATGGAATGGTGCACGAGAAGAATTACTTGCTTTAGGTCAAAGTAAAGATTTATTAATTAGTGATGATTCTGTTGATGTAATTAAACAAGCTGCAAATGATTTATCAGAAAGAATTCGTAATGATGATATAGCTAAGGAAGTCTTTCAACCATCATGGGTAGATAAGCGTAAGCAATCTTATGATCGTGCAGTTCAGGAATATAACTTAAACTTCCCAGTATATGGAGAGGATAATGTAGTTAATGCAGGGTTGAAATTTATCTTCCCATTCTGGACATATGAGGCCCATAGACTTAACTACTTACCTAAAACTATAGGACAGCATCCAGGACTATTCCATGCATGGGGTAATTATCAAAATGATACTGATCGTGGATACTTTAACCTTCCAGGAACATCACTTCAAGTAAATCCTCTACGTAATGGAGTAGGTATGGGAGGTATGTTTTCTGCCTTAAATCGAGATTTCCCAGAATTTCATGATCAGCTTCCTGCATTAGCAAATACTCTTGATCAATTAGGTAAATATGGATTTTATCCTAATGCCTTAATCTCCGCAGGGATGTCTAGTAAGTATGCAAATCGTGCTAATATTTGGGAAGTTGGGGAGATTATGCCTCCACCGATTGCAACAATAGCTGAGACTATTATAGCAATTGATCCTGATAATGCTTTTGCTCGTGAAATTGATGAAATAATTATGCCTAGTGGATTTAAAGATTATAGAACTGCACTTCGTGTGGCTGAACAGCAAGAAGAAGGTGGTAATATAAGAGGGTTTGAACTTCTACATAAAAAACGTCTTGGTGAAACTTTTACTCCAGAAGAACAAGCTATTTGGGATAGAGGAAGACGTAAGTCAAGTATAGATTCATTATGGTTTGAGCAAGTTGGAGTATTTCGACTTCGGCCTCAAGAACTTACAGACTATAGAGAGGCAGTTAAACAAACTATTCTACGTTATGTTCCTATTACAAGTGAGCAATATGATCAATCAAAGAAGCAGGGGTACTCTATAGGAGACTTCTACCCATTTCCACCTGAGCTAAAAGATGCTCTTAATGAACTTGAAGGGAGTAATCAATTTCGTGGACTTACTACTCACCTCCAAGAAAGTGCTGTAGGTCAGACTCTTCTAACCCAGCAATCATTCTGGCGTCAAGTAGAAGAGAGGCAAACTCTTCGACAAGACTTACGTCTAGAGAATGATATTAATTGGAAAAATCCAGGACCAAATCATATTAATCGTCGTCAGTGGGAGTTTAATAATAGTAAATTTAATACAGAAACCCAGAACTTTATTGAGGACTTAAAAGAATCAAATCGCTATAAAGATATACCAATTGATTTTGATGATCGAGTAAAGTATGCTCAGGAGCATAATACTCGTGCTCCTATTCAAAATGGGTTAGAGGAAATTGTTGGATATTATTTTGGAAAGAATCCTGAAGATTTTACTTTCTTTAACGATGAAATTGGTCAAGTAGTTACAGACTGGGATGGGTTTTTTAAATGGAGAGCTGGTATAGAAAATGCTGCGGGTCAAGAGTTTATTGAGCGTATACGTAAATGGGATACTCCATTACAAATCCACCGTAGAAATGATTATGAAAAATATATTCGACCTTATAAAAACCTCTGGCAAATTACTCTTGAAGAGTTTATTCCTGAAGAGCAGATATTAATTAGAAAATTCTACGCTACCACAGATGCAAATGTACGTGCTGAGATCCAGAAGGAGACTATTGGCTTAGAAGGTGATCTTCAACTTGTATCTCAATTTCAAACTACTCTCTCGGAACGTAGGAGGAGGTTACGTATAGTTGATCCAGAAATGGATGCAAGATTAGTCTTCTGGGGTGAAGGTCCGGTGAGTTTTATAAATGATACCTCAAAGCAAATCCATGATGAATTATCTATTCAATATGGTTTTCAGCCCTAATATTGACAATCTAAATATATTCTGATAAGGTGATGTAATGACTACCAATGATGGTGAACCTACAAGCCCTACCGACTCAGTTTCAACCGAAGTTACCAAATTAACAGAGCAAGTAGCTGATCTTACCAAATCTAATGAAGATTTGCGGGTAGCGAACACTCAATTTGCTAATCAAATGGGAGAACTGTCTGGTCAAGGGGATGTACTTAAAACGATCCAATCAGAGTTAGAACAATCTAAGAATACTAACGCTACCCTGTTGAGTGAACTTGATCAGGCTAAGGCGAGTATTAAAACTTCCGAGGATACTATGATTGCTCGGAGGCGAACTGATCTCATTACTAAATACAATCTACCGGAAGAACGTGTTAGTGGACTGGGTGACGAAGCACTTAAGGCTCTTGAGGAAACACTTCCTCATATGAAATCTGCGGTGCCTGATCCTATAACTAACAAGGGGTTGGATATTAACCCTACTCCGCCAGTTAGTACTAATAGTGAGAAAAATTCCTTAGATCGAGCTAACGACTTAATTACTAAAATGAAATCTCGATAATGGAGGCCAATCATGGCTGATAGTGGTGGACATTGGTTAAATCTTGCCGAGGTACAGAGGTTAACTCAATCTGTACTTCTTCCTGGAGTAATGGATGAAGCTCCTAAGCGTGGTGGATTATTGGATTTCCTCCCAATTCGTCAGCAACCTGGACTGAGCTTAAAATGGAATCGATCCAATGCGCGTAGGTCTGCTACTCGTATTGCAATTGGTTCTCAGTTAACTTGGACTGATAATGTAACCTATACCCCAGTGGAATCTGAGCTTAAAATCTTCTATGATCAGACTCCACTAAATAAATTCGTCCGTGATGTATATGATAACATTAATAACTACGAAGCTCAGCAAATGCTTGAACTACGTACTGGTATTATTGAAACCATAGAAGATGCTCTAATATATGATGATGATGACTATAATAGTCTCCACATCGAAGGACTTCACCACTGGGCGGTAGATCAGACCGGAACTGACGGAGATATTGATGAAGGCGAAGGTGCACTAAGCTTCATTAACCTTCGTGTTGGTCAAGACTTTATGAAGCATGGGATGGACTTCTACCTCATGCCATTTGGACTTGTCCGATTCATTAGCCAGTTCTACCAGGAAGGTGGATCGGTCCTATCTGGAATCCAACATACTGGTAGTTTTGCTTGGCAGCCTACTGAAACGG